CGGGCTCCTGCGGCCGAACCCGTTTCAAGGACATCTATGGATCAGAACTGGCCGGCCCAGAGCAGCGAGCTCTGGCCGATAGAGAAGATCACGCCCTATGCGCGCAACTCCCGCACGCACTCGGACGAACAGGTCGCGCAGATCGCAGCCTCGATCCGCGAGTGGGGCTGGACCAACCCGATCCTCGTTGATGAGGACGGTGGACTTCTGGCGGGGCACGCACGTTTGGCGGCTGCCCGCAAGCTGGGCCTGACCCAGATCCCGACCATGGTCGCCAAGGGCTGGAGCGAGGCCCAAAAGAAGGCCTATGTCATCGCCGATAACAAGCTGGCGCTGAACGCCGGCTGGGACCTCGAACTGCTGGCCGTTGAACTCGGCGATCTGCAGGGCTTCGACTTCGACCTGATGCTGACCGGGTTCTCGGATGAGGAGCTCTCGAAGCTGCTGGCCGAAAAGACCGAAGGTAACACCGACCCGGACGAAATCCCGGAAGCGCCGATTGATCCGGTCGCCAAGCCCGGCGACGTTTGGCTGCTGGGAAAGCACCGGCTAGTCTGTGGCGACAGCACCGATGCCGACACCGTCGCCAAGGCGCTGAACGGGGTCTCACCCCACCTGATGGTCACGGATCCGCCCTACGGCGTGGAATATGATCCGGCCTGGCGCGAAAAGGCCGGCGTTGCCGCTTCAGGCACTGCCAAGGGCAAGGTGCTGAACGACGACAAGGCCGACTGGCGAGAAGCCTGGGCGCTGTTTCCGGGAGACGTCGCCTATGTCTGGCATGCTGGACTCTATGCCGGTGTAGTGGGCGACAGCCTGGCTGCCTGCGATCTGATGCTTCGCTCCCAGATCATCTGGGACAAGGGTCAGCTCGTGCTCTCGCGCGGCGACTACCATTGGGAGCATGAGCCCTGCTGGTATGCCGTGAAGAAGGGCGCGAAGGGTCACTGGGCCGGTGACCGCAAGCAGACCACCGTCTGGCATATCGCCAAGCCCAAGAAGAACGAGACGGGTCACGGAACGCAAAAGCCAGTCGAGTGCATGAAGCGCCCGATCGAGAATAATTCCAGCCCGGGACAAGCGGTCTATGAGCCGTTTTCTGGTTCGGGCACTACCATCATTGCTGGTGAGATGACCGGCCGCGTTGTCCACGCCATCGAGCTGAATCCCGCTTACATCGATGTTGCCGTGAAGCGCTGGCAGGATTTTACGGGCAAAGCTGCGACCCTCGAGGGTGACGGCCGGACCTTTGACGAGATTGCAGGCGGGAGAATAGCTGAGGCTGCATGATTACCGGCAGAAAGCCGAAGCCCACGCAGCTGAAGCTTGTGACCTCCAACCCCGGCAAACGGCAGGTCAACCGCAAGGAGGCAAAGGCCAAAGCAGCCATCCCGGCACCGCCAGCCCATCTCAATACAGACGCGGTTGAAGAATGGAACCGGGTGGCGACCGAGCTCTACAATCTCGGGATTCTATCCGAGATCGATCGGGCAGCACTCGCCGCCTACGCCATGGCCTATGGCCGCTGGGTTCAGGCTGAACGCGCAATCGCGAAGATGGCCGAGAAGGACCAGCTGACCGGCGGCCTCATGATCAAGACATCGAACGGCAACGCGATCCAGAACCCGCTGGTGGGCACCGCCAACAAGGCGTCGGCGGACATGATGCGTTACGCCGCAGAATTCGGGATGACGCCGAGTGCCAGGAGCAGGATCGCGGCCCAGCCGCCAGAGGAAGGTGCGGACCCCGCCGACCGCTTCTTCGCCTGACCGGACACTGGCCTACGCCACTGCGGTGGTCTCGGGCGAGATTGTCGCCGGGCCGCACGTGCGCAATGCCTGTAAACGGCACATCGCGGATCTGAAGCGCAAGGACGGCATCTGGTTCGACCAGGATGCTGCCAACCACGCCTTCGCCTTTTTCGAGGAGGTGCTGAAGCTATCCGAGGGGCAGTTCGAAGGCCAGCCGTTCCAGCTACAGCCAAGCCAGGCGTTCATTGTCGGCTCGCTGTTTGGCTGGAAGCGCAAGGACGGTCGCCGCCGCTTCCGCCGCGCCTATATCGAACAAGGCAAGGGCAACGGGAAGTCGCCAGTTGCTGGCGGCATAGGCATTTACGGGATGACCGCTTGTCAGGAGGCCGGCGCCCAGATCTATGCGGCCGCAGCCAAGAAGGAGCAGGCGAACATCCTGTTCCGCGATGCGGTGCGCATGGTCCGGCAATCACCGGCATTGGCACGGCGGCTGGAGTTCTCGGGCGGCCCGGGGCGCGAGTTCAATATCGCGCATCTGTCCTCGGGAAGTTTCTTTCGCCCGGTCTCGCGCGACACGGGCAAGACCGGCTCGGGGCCGCGCCCATATTTTGTACTTGCCGACGAGGTCCACGAGCTTCCGGATCGCTCGATCATCGAGATGCTGGAGCGCGGCTTCAAGTTTCGCCGCGATCCGCTGCTGTTCATGATCACGAACTCAGGTTCGGACCGCAATTCGGTCGCCTGGGAGGAACACGAACACGCGATCCGGGTGGCGGCTGGTAATCCCGATGCGGTGACCGACCCGACCTTTCTCGGGCAGGTCATCGACGACACGACCTTCAGCTATGTCTGCGCGCTCGATGATGGCGACGACCCGCTGACGGACCCCAGTTGCTGGATCAAGGCGAACCCACTGCTCGGCGTAACGATTACCGAACAGTACCTTTCGGAAGTCGTGGCGCAGGCCAAAGCCATCCCCGGGCAATTGAACGGCATTTTGCGGCTGCACTTCTGTGTGTGGACGGATGCCGAGACCGCCTGGATGGCGCGCTCTACGCTCGAGCCGCTCCTGGCAGAGTTCGAACCCAAGGCGGGACAATCCGTCTGGCTCGGGCTCGACCTCAGTCAGAACCGCGACCTGACCGCGCTGGCCGCAGTCCAGCGCAATGGCGAAAAGGACGGCAAACCCTGCTTTGATGCATGGGTCGAAGTCTGGACGCCGGGCGATACGCTCAGCGCACGCGTGCTGCGCGACAAGCAGCCCTACGACCTCTGGGTCGCAGACGGGTTTCTGAACGCGCCTGCCGGGGAGAACATCAGCTTTCGCCATGTGGCGCAGGCGCTCGCCGAGATGGCCTCGGACTACCGGGTCGAGGCCGTGGCTTACGACCGTTACGCCTTCCGGCGCTTCGAAGAAGAAGTCGCAGAACTCGGCCTCGACCTTACCTTTGTCGAGCATCCGCAGGGCGGCACCAAGCGGGCCAAGCCAGCGGGCGAGATGACCGAAGGCCTCTGGATGCCGGGCTCGCTTCGGCATCTGGAAGAACTGATCCTCGAGGGGCGCATCCGGCTCAAACGCAATCCGGTACTCATTTCAGCAATGATGTCGGCGGTCACCGAAACTGACCGCTGGGACAATAAGTGGCTCTCCAAGCAGCGGGCCATCAACAAGATCGACGCAGCGGTCGCGCTGTGCATGGCAGTGGGGGCAGCGATGGCAGGCGATACCTCCGGTTCCATTGATGATTGGCTGAAGAGCCTTGCAACATGAACCTGCTTCAAAAGGCGCTGGGATACATCGCGCGCTCCATCGGACTCACTGATCCGCGGCTGGTGCAGGCCGCAGGTGGCCGGACGACCACGACCGGTGAACTGGTCTCAACCAGCTCGGTGCTGGGGCTCGCCTCAGCATGGGCCTGCGTCAATCTGCTTGCGGGCACGATCGCCTCGCTGCCGCTCATGGTCTACCGGACCCGGGGTGGCGCAAGGACGGTTGCGAGTGACCATCCACTCTACCGGATCCTGCATGACAGCCCGAATGCCGACCAGACCGCGGTCGACTTCTGGGAGTTCATCTGCGCCTCGATTGAACTGAGCGGCAATGCCTATGCCGAGATCATCCGGGGCAGCAATGGCCGGGTGGTAGCGCTCAGCGTCCCAATCGCGCCCGAACTCATGACCGTGCGCCGTCTGCGCGACGGCAGCCTGGAATACGAGTGGTCCGACAATGGCGTCCGGTCGATCGTCCAACAGGACAACATGCTCCACATCCGGGGCTTTGGCGGCAACCCGCTGGGCGGTCTTTCGACCCTCAGCTTCGGTCGCCAGACCTTTGGATTGGCACAGGCCATCGAACGGGCCTCTGGCGACACCTTCCGCAACGGGGTGCGGCCCTCGGGGCTGCTGAAAACCGCCGACAGCCTGACACTTGATCAACGCAAACAGGCCGAAGAACTGCTGCAGGAGAAGTTTGCCGGCGCGATCAATGCCGGGCGGCCGATGCTGCTCGACCGGGGCATGGACTGGGTCCAGCTCTCAATCAGCCCGGAAGATGCCCAGATGCTGCAGAGCCGGGCATTCTCGGTCGAGGAGGTCTGCCGCTTCTTTGGCGTTCCGCCGTTCATGGTCGGCCACACCGAGAAGACCACCAGCTGGGGCACCGGGCTCGAACAGCAGACGCTGGGGTTCCAGAAGTTCACGTTGCGGCGGCGCTTGAAGCGCATCGAACAGGCGCTGGCCAAGCAGCTGCTCTCGCCGGCCGACCGGCAAGCGGGGCTTGTCATCGAGTTCAACCTCGAAGGCCTGCTGCGCGGTGACAGCGCGGCGCGTGCCTCCTTCTACCAGCAGATGCTGACCAATGGCGTGATGACCATCAACGAGGTCCGCGCGCTCGAAAACCTGCCGCCCGTCGAAGGCGGCGATGTCCCCCGCATGCAGATGCAGAACGTGCCCATCAGCCGGGCAGGATTGCTGCCGCCAACCGGAGCGAATGCCCCATCGGAGCCCCCTAAATGAAACATCTCACCCTGACCCTCAAGTCCAGTGACCTTCAGGACACCGGGCAGTTCGAGGGCTACGCCTCGACCTTTGGCAATGTCGACCAGGGCGGCGATCTTATCGAACCGGGCGCTTTCCGGGAGAGCGTCGCCAAGGCCCGGGCCGAAGGCTGGGGCATCCCGATGCTCTGGCAGCACGACCAGCGCGAACCGATCGGTGTATGGCGCGACATCTTCGAGGATGACCGCGGCCTGTTCGTGCGCGGGCAGCTGATCCTGGACGGCGATCCGGTTGCCCAGCGTGCCTATGGCAAGCTGAAGCACGGCGCGCTTGGCGGCCTCTCGATCGGATACACCATCCCCAAGGGCGGTGCTGCTCCCGACCCCTACAAGGCCGGCGTCCTGCGGCTCAAGAAGATCGATCTTCGCGAAATCAGCCTCGTCACCATGCCCATGAACACCGAAGCGAAGGTAACGGCAGTCAAGACCGTGACTGACGGTCAGATCCTGCCAACGCTTCCCGATTTTGAGAATTTCCTGCGCGAGGCAGGGTTCTCGAAAAGCCAGGCCACCGCAATCGCGGGGAAAGGCCTCAAATCACTGCTCCGGAGTGAGTCCGGCAGTGAGTCCAACACCGACTTTCTGTCGGCTCTTGCCGCGCAAATCCGCGGCTGAACCCACCTCCTACGGAGCAATCCCATGACCGAGACCAAGAGCGCCGATCAGTTGGCGCAAGAAGTGAAGGCTGCGTTCGACACGCGCCATGACCAGGTAAAAGCCATCGCCGAAGAGGCGCTGGGCAAGGCTGCCAAGGGTGAAGAGCTCTCGACCGCGACAAAGCAACTGGCCGACGAGGCGCTGACCGCGCTAAATGAAGCCAAGGCCCGCCTCGACGAGGTCGAGCAAAAGCTCGCCCGCAAGAAGCAGGACGACGAACGCTCCGACTATCGGACTATCGGTGAACGCGTCGTTTCTTCCGACACCATCAAGCCCTTCCTGAACAGCAAGACCGCCCGCGGCCGTGCCAGCGTCGAGGTCAAGGCGATCGTCTCTGCTCTAACGACCGATGCCAATGGCTCGGCCGGCGACCTGATCGTTCCTGACCGCCAGCCCGGTATCGTCACCCCTGGCCAGCGCCGCCTGACGGTCCGCGACCTGCTAACCCCGGGCCGCACCAACAGCAATGCGGTGCAGTATGTGAAAGAAACCGGCTTCACCAATGCAGCGGCCACTGTTTCGGAAACGGCTGGCGCCACCAAGCCGCAGACCGACATCAAGTTCGATGTCGTGACCAGCAGTGTCACCACAATCGCCCACTGGGTCCTGGCCACTCGCCAGATCCTCGACGATGTGCCGATGCTGCAGTCCTACATCGACGGCCGCCTTACCTATGGCCTAGCGCTGGTTGAAGAGAACCAGCTGCTGAACGGCGGCGGCACCGGCACCGATCTGCATGGCGTCTACACCCAGGCCACCGCCTTTGCGCCGCCGATCACGATCCCGGCGCCTGTCACCCGCATCGATGTCCTGCGCCTCGCCATGCTGCAGACGGCTCTTTCCGAGCTGATGTCGACGGGCGTCGTGCTGCATCCGTCGGACTGGGCGGCGATCGAACTGCTCAAGGACACCACCGGCCAGTTCATCATCGGCAATCCGCAGGGCAACCTGTCGCCGACGCTGTGGGGGCAGCCAGTGGTGGCAACGCAGTCGATGGCGACGGGCAAGTTCCTGACCGGCGCCTTCCAGTTGGGCGCGCAGATCTTCGACCGCATGGACGCCATGGTCGAAATCTCGACTGAGGACGACCAGAACTTCCGCAAGAACCTGGTGACGGTCCTCGCCGAAGAGCGCCTCGCGCTCGCGGTCTACCGCCCGGAGGCTTTCGTGAAGGGCGACTTCGCTGCTGCTGCCACCGCGGCAACGGCTGCGTGATGATGCAGGGGCCGGCTCGTTCCGGCCCCTCTCATCCAAAGGAAGGGATAACCCATGATCCTCAAAGCCCTTGATACCCTGCACATCAGTTCGGTCAGTTCCAACAACATCCTTGCCGGCCAGAGCTTCGAGCTCGACGATCATTTTGGCCGACAGCTGATCGAACGCGGGCTCGCGGTCGAGGTCGCGGGGAGTGAATCGGAACCTACGGTCACGCGCAAATCCGGCTCCACGCACCGCACCAAGGCGGAATAATGTCCGAAATTGTCACGATCGAGCCACCCCAGGACCGTGCCGTGACGCTCGAGGAAGCACGCCAGCAGCTTCGGCTTGATGGCCGTGACGAGGACCTGTTGCTCGGCGCTAAACTGGACGCGGCCCAAGCCGAACTCGAGCAGCAGACCGGCCTGAAGCTATGCGAACAGACCATCGAACTGCAGCTGGAAAGCTGGCTGGACGAAATCACCGTGCCCATCCGGCCCTGCTCGGTGGCCGAGATCCGCTACACTGCCACCGGCGGGGCAACGGTGACCCTGCCAGAGACGGACTATGTCGTCCGCCGACGGCACGGGTTCACCCGCATCCGCCCGGCATCCGGGAAATCCTGGCCCGAGCTGGGTGAAGACGGCCTGATCAGGATCACACTGTCGGCCGGATTTGATGAGAACGACCCTGATCTGGCGATCGCCCGCGCTGCAATCCTGGTCAAAACCGCATCCCTGTTCGAAAACCGCGAAGGTGCAGCCTGTCTACCCTTCGACACGTTGGTGGGTCAGCTCAAATGTCGCTGGATCTAGCCTCGAAGCTCGACACAAGGATCCGGATTGAGCGCAAGGTCGTCACGCACGACCCGCAATATGGTACCGAACAGGTCACTTGGACCGAGTTCGCCTGCGTCTGGGCCGAGGTGAAGGACATTCTCCCGTCCAAGGCCGAGCGCCTGGCCGACAGCATCCAGATTGGTCGCCGTCCCGCCCGGATCCGCATTCGGTATCTAGCAGGGCTCGCCGCAGACATGCGGGTCATCATCGATACACGCGTCCACCAGATCATTTCCGGCCCGGCAACTTTGGGGCGGCGGGAGGCCATGGAGTTCATGGTCGAGGAACATTCGAGCGAAGGAGCCGCACCATGACGATACGGCTCAAGGGCGGCCCTGAATTGCTGCGCTTGCTCGATGAACTGCCCAAGAACCTGGAACGCAATGTGATCCGTGGAGGACTTCGGGCCGGTGCCAAGGTGATCCAGCAGCAGGCCAAAGCCAATGTTCCGGTGAAGACCGGGCAATTGAAGCGCGCGATTGGGATTGGCACCCGGACCGAGGGCGCCAAGCTCTCGTCTTACGTCAAACTGCGTGGGAAAGGCTCCTATCTTGGCCTGTTTATTGAATATGGGGTCGCACCTCACCTGATCTCGGTTTCCGAGGCAGACAAGCCGGTGCGTGAGACCCGGCGTGGCCCGCGCAAAGTCAGTATCGGCACAATCAACAAGATGGTGAAGCGCGGCAGCCTCAAAATTGGCGAGAACTTCGTCGGGCCCACGGTCATGCACCCGGGTCACGCCGCAAAACCCTTCCTGCGCCCAGCGCTTGACCAGAAAGCCGAGGAAGCGGTGAATGCCATGGGCTCCTACATCGCCCACCGCGTCCAGATCGGGAACCTGAAGGCACCGACCCTCGAGGTCGATGACGAATGAACGGCGTTATTGCGGTCCGCTCGCTCCTGGTGGCTGACATCGGGCTGACGGCGCTCGTCCCCCTTTCGCGGATCGCCGCTGGGATGCTGCCACAGGGCATAGACTTGCCGGCGATATCGCTAATGTCGGTCAGTAGTGTGGATCGCAATGTGCCGGCTCCCGGCCCAAACCGCCGCGTTACCGAACGCGTGCAGGTCACCGTGTTGGCGCGGACCTATCCTGAAACGAAAGCCATTCTGGCGGCTGCCCGCAAGGCTGCGGCTGATCAAATGCCCGTAATCGACGGGCTCACTGACGTCACCATCCACACCGATTCCGCCGGACCAGATTTCCTCGATGAGGAGACCGGCATCCACATGCAGACGCAGGACTTTCGCGTCTCATTCAACGAGGCGCGGTGAAGCCTCACCTTCATAAGGACCCATTGCCATGACCGTTCGGACTTCCGCCGGCACCACCTTGAAGGTGTCGGCCTCTACCCCTGCGACCTTCGATGCGACCGGCTACAATGCGCTGACCATGACCGTAGTCGGCGAAGTGTCCGACCTCGGCGAGTTCGGCCGCGAGTTCAATCTCGTCACCTTCAACCCAGTTGGCAGCCGCGGCGTCGTCAAGAAGAAGGGCAGCTTCAACCAGGGCACGATGCAGATCCAGCTGGGGCTCGACACTGATGATGCCGGCCAGATCCTGCTCAAATCCGCATCGCTATCGGACGCTGATCACAGCTTCCTCGTCACCACCCAGAACGGCGACAAGTACTATTTCCAGGCGCAGGTCATGAGCTTCAAGGTCAATGTCGGTTCGGTCGATCAGATCACCACCGCCACCGTGACCCTCGAACTCACCACCAATTCCGCCGGTGTGGGCATTGTCGAAGTCCTCGCGCCCTGATCCCTGACACCCTGACGGAGATATTCCATGTTTGACATTACGACCCTCGCTGCCACCGACACATCGACGGTCGAACTCGTCGGCGGCGACGATGCCCCGCTCTTCGACGAGAAGGGCAAACGCCTCTCGATCACGGTCTACGGCCCAGGCTCCAAGGTCTATCAGCGCGCCCAGGCTCGCCAGCAGAACCAGCTGATGGACAAGATCAAGAAGCGCGGGAAGATGGACCAGTCGGCCGAGGAGAAGCTCGCCGAACAGGCTGTTTTTCTGGCTGCCTGCACGGTCAGCTTCAACGGCTTCACCTATCCGCCCGCCGACGGGCTCGAAGGCCAGGAACTGTTTCGCAAGGCCTATGCCGATCCCTCGATCGGGTTCATCGCCACGCAGGTCGCCGCCCACATCAATGACTGGGCAAATTTTACGAAGAGCTCGGCCGAGAGCTGAGCCTTTACGTCCGGCAACTGGCGTGGCTGGGCACGGCGCCCAAGCCGCGCACTACCAAACAAATCAAACCCGACACCGATGCTGAACCGCTGACCAGGCTGCAGCGAATGGCCATCGACGACCTTACTCCGGACTTTCCACCCATCCGCACCCCTTGGGTGATCGACTGGCTCATGGAAGTCGGCCCCACCGATCCCGGCGCGATGGGAGCAGTCCCCATCTCCTGGGCCACGATTGGCGAGTGGCAGCACTGCATGGGGCTCGATCTGCCTCCGTGGCTGGTCCGCCTCTTGCGACGGCTTTCGGGTGAATTCGTCGCTGAAACTGTCCGCGCCCGCGAGCCCGACTGTCCGCCGCCATGGACTGCCACGTCCGTCCTCAACCGTGATGAAGTCTCCCGGAAAGTGACCAACGCCTTCCGGGCGCTGATGATGTCGAAGGAGCCCAGCACGTGAAAGCAGGCACCCTCGAAATCGAAATGATCACCAACGTCGCCCGGCTCCAGAAGGAGATGGCTGACATGAAGCGCACGGTGGCAGGCGCGATGGGCGACATGGCTGACAGCGCCTCGCGTGCAGACCGGGCGCTCAATGCGGTCGGAGGAGGCGGTGTCACGCGCATGGGCGGCTCGGCCAAGCTTGCCGGGCATCATGTCCAGAACCTCGTCTTTCAGCTCAACGACATGGTGGTTGGCCTGTTCTCTGGCCAGAAACCCATGACCGTGTTCATGCAGCAGGGCACGCAGATCGGGCAGATCGCCATGCAGGCCGGTGTCGGCATCGGCGGCATGGCCCGGGCATTGCTAGGGCTTGCCGCCAGTGCTGCCGCTGCCGCACTGACCAACCCTTATCTTTTCGCAACCGCTGCCGCCGCTGGCATCGCGTTCGGCGCATTCAAGCTGTTCCAGTCGAGCGTCAAAGAGACGGGCGAGCTCGACCGCTATGCGCAAAGCCTCGGCCTCACCAAAAAGGAAATGGAAAAGCTGGGCCCCGTCGGGATCACCATCGGCGACACCATGAAGGGACTTTGGAAGACCGTCTCGGATGGGCTCAACCTGGGCTCGGTATTCTCGACCCTCAAGGACTGGGCGGTCACGGCCTTCGAAGCGGTGCTGACTGCTGGCAAATATGCGGTCGCCATTCTCTATGCTGGCTGGGTTGGCGGGTTCAATGCGATCCGGATCACCTGGACCGCATTGCCCGGCGTGGTTGGCGAAGCCGCTGTAGGTGCTGCAAACCTGGCAATCAGCGGGATCGAATACCTCGCCAACAAAGCGATCGCAGCCATCAACTGGCTCGCCGAATGGGTTAACCCGGTACTTGACCGCGTTGGTCTTGCCACCATCACCCGGATCGAGAGCGTTGCTCTGCCGCGCATGGAAAACAGCTTTGCCGGCTCTACCGCCCGCATGGGCGCACAGGTCCGCGATGAATTCGCGTCTGCTTTTGGTGATGCGATGAGCATGATGGACGCCTTTTCAGCACGCTGGCGGGAAAACAGCATCGCTGCTGCCAAGGCCCGGCTTGCCGCCAAGGCGGAAGAGATCCGCGGCGACAACACCGACCGTGCCAGCAGCGCCAAAGGCCCGAAGGAAACTGAAGCCGAACGCGCGCTTCAGTCAGCCCGCGACTTTGCCGCTAATCTTGCGCTTGAGACCGCCAAGATCGGCAAGACCCCAATCGAGATCAAGCGGATGGAAGTCGCGATGGCAGCGCTCAAGGCGCCGACCGACGAAGCGCGCATTGCCATTCTGGAAGCCGGTGAAGCCTGGGAACAGGCAACCCGCGCTTTTGCAACCTCAGAGTTCCTGCGCCAGACGGTCGGCCCGCTCGAACAGCAGGTCGCTCTGCTTGGCCAGTCGGCCCGGGCACAAGCACTCGCCAATCTCGAAGCCGAGCGCGAACAGATCGTGCTCGAACGCGGGGTCGAAGCCTGGGAGCGGTATCGGGCCGCACGCGTTCGGCTGATGGAAGCAGACTTTGCGCAAAGCGGTCAGGAGCAGTTCCTGAAGAGCCTTGAGGATATGGTCTCGGCCACGGAAGCAGCGGCCCAGAACATGGCCGATGCCTTTGGCTCGGTCGGCGGGGCGATTGGCGCGATTACGGTCGAGATCACCCGTTTTGCCTCGGCGCAGGCTGCTGCAGCCCAGCGCGTGGCTGAGGCCGAGCGCGAATATGGACGCACCTCGTTTCAGTATGCCGACGCACGTGCAGCCCAGGCATCGGCTGAGATCAATCACTATGGCAACCTGGCGTCCGCCGCGAAGGGCTTCTTCAAGGAAGGCTCCGATGGCTACAAGGCGCTGCTCGCCGCTGAGAAGGTGTTCCGCGCCTTTGAACTGGCGATCGCCATCAAGAATGCGGCGGTGAAGATTGGCCTCATTGGCGCGCAGACGGCCGCCAAGGTCACCAGCGACACTGCCATGGCAGCTTCGGACACTGCCCGTGCTGGCGTCGAACAGGGCAACTCGATCATTACGACCGGCATCAAGGCGGTGGAGGCCGTGGTGAACGCCATCCGCTCACTGCCGTTCCCGCTCAACATTGCGGCCGGCGCCATCACGGCCGGTGTCATTGCCTCGCTCGGTGTCGCGATCAGCGGCGCCTTTGGCGGTTCGCCAAAACTGCCCGCCGCCAATGATGGCACCGGCACAGTATTCGGGGACAACACGGCCAAGTCGGAGAGCATTGCCAAAGCCATCGATCACCTGCGCGAGGTCGACACGCTGACCATGCGCTACTCCGCCGCCATGCTGGCTTCCTTGCGCAACATCGAAGCCAATATCGGCGGGCTTACCAACCTCATCATCCGCACCAATGGCGCTGAAGCCTCGGCTGCAGGTGTAAACACCGGCTATCAGTCCACGGGCGTGACTGGCCTCATTGGCAGGGGACTGGAAGGCGTCGGGGCCGTTCTGAACAAGATCCCCATCATCGGCGGCATTTTGGGCGGTCTGGTCGGGCTCGTCGGCAAGGCGTTTGGCGCACTGTTTGGCACCAAGACCACGATCACTGGCCAGGGCATCTTCGGTCGCGGCCAGTCGCTGGCTGACATCCTCTCCGGCGGGTTTGACGCGAGCTATTACAGCGACGTCAAGAAGACCAAGAAGTTCCTCGGGATCAGCATGGGCTCGAGCTACTCGACCCGCTATTCGGCTGCCGATGCTGAGCTCGAGCGCCAGTTCGCGCTGATCTTCTCCGGCTTCTATGATGCGATCTCGGCCGCAGCCGGGCCGCTGGGCTTGTCGCTGAGCGAGGTCCAATCCCGCTTGCAGGGTTTCGTCGTCAACATCGGCAAGATCGATCTGAAGGGTCTGACCGGGGCCGAGATCCAGGAGAAGCTGACCGCTGTCTTTGGCGCAGCGGCCGACAATCTGGCCCGCTATGCCGTGCCAGGGCTCGAGCAATTCCAGAAGGTTGGCGAAGGCTATTTCGAGACGCTGATCCGGGTTGCATCGAGCGTCGAGGCGGTCAGCACGTCACTCAACCTGCTCGGCACCTCGATCGAGGATTTGACCCTTGCGGCGAAGATGAACATGTTCGACCTGTTCGGTTCGGCCAGCGACATGACCTCCGCGACAGGCGAGTATTTTGCGCTCTATTACAGCAAGGCCGAACAGGCGACGGCCCAGACCGCGCAGATGGCCCGGGTGTTCGAGAGCCTTGGGCTTGGGCTGCCGCAAAGCATCGCAGGCTTCCGGGCGCTCGTCGAAGCGCAGGACCTGACCACCGAGGCTGGCCGCGCGGCCTATGTCACCCTGATCCAGCTGGCCCCGGCCTTTGCCGAGCTCATTGGCGCGGCCCAGGACGCAGCCAGTGCAGCCGCCATCGCGGATGAACGCCTGTCGCTCGAACGCCAGCTGCTTGAGGTTCAAGGTAATACCGCGGCGCTTCGGGCGCTTGATCTGGCCCAGCTCGACGAAAGCAACCGCGCGCTGCAGCAGCAGATCTGGGCACTCCAGGACCAGCAAAAGGCAGCTGATGAGGCGGCAGCTGCGGCCGAAAAGCTACGCTCGGCCTGGGAGAGCATTACTGACAGCCTGCTGTCTGAGGTTGCCCGCATCCGTGGGAGCATGGGCAGCGGCACCAAAACCTACGCTCAGGTTCTGTCCGAGTTCAACGCCGCCACTCTTGCTGCCCGGGCCGGTGATCAGGAGGCGGCGAAGTCGCTGCCTGGGCTCAGCCAAAGCCTGCTGACCGTGGCGGCCGATGCTGCCACCTCGGCACAGGAACTGGCGCGCATTCAGGGCCAGACCGCTGCCAGCCTTGAGCAGACCGTCGCGATCATCAACGGGATTGCCGGGTTGCCCAGTGACACGGCAACGGCTGCCGCGTCGAGCGCGCCCACTTGGTGGGAGCAGTTCGCCTCCAATCAATCGGCGACAGCGTCTTTGCCGGCCAACGACAGCGCCACGGTTCTGGTCGACGGGCTCGCCGCGCTCCGTCAGGAGCTTGCCGATCTGCGCGATGAACAGCGGATTGCTTCGGCTACGATTGCATCAGGCACCAGCAAGACGGCCCGCATCCTCGAACGGGTGACACCAGACGGCGATGCCCTAGCCGTGAGAACGGCGGCATGAAGCTGATCCGGCCGACCACGCTCACGGACGCGATGCTGACCAGCAGCACGGCCCCGGAGAACGACCACCCGGTCTGGGCATCCGGGACAGCCTATGCGGTAGGTGCGCGGGTGATCCTGACGGCAACCCACCGGCGCTATGAAGCACTAGTAGGATCGACTGGCGTTAACCCGGCGAGCGATCCGACCAAGTGGCTCGATCTGGGGCCGACCAACCGCTGGGCCATGTTCGATGACCGTGTGGGCACTGCCACGACCCGGGCCGGAAGCCTGCAGGTTGTCCTGACGCCGGGTGCAACCGACGGAGTAGCGCTCATCGACACCGATGCGGAGAGCGCGACCGTGTCGCTCACGGTTTCGGGCACGCAGCTCTATTCGAAAACCCAGAGTTTCAATGTCGGCGGCACAGCCATCGACAACTGGTTCTCCTGGTTCTTCGAGCCTGTTGGACGCAAGTCGAGCCTGCTGTTCCTCGATGTGCCAGTCTACGAAGCCGGCGTCATCACCGTCACCATGACGCGCGACAATCCGGCTGACCTCGTTTCCTGCGGCGCGCTCTTGTTCGGCCGGCAGTTCACGATCGGCGAGACCGAGCACGGCGCCGACATCGGCATCATCGACTATTCGAGGAAAGAGACCGACCAGTTCGGTGTCACGTCAGTAGTCGAGCGCGCCTTCGCCAAGCGGATGACCGCGCGGGTGGTCATGCCGACCAGCGCCATCGACGATGTGGCCCGCAATCTTGCAGCGCTCCGCGCCTCGCCGGTCCTTTGGATTGGTTCTGAAAGCTTCGAGAGCCTTACCGCCTACGGCTTCTACAAAGAGTTCTCGATCGACCTTGCCTACCCGACCGTCAGCTACTGCAGCCTGACCATCGAAGGGCTCACTTGATCCACCCCGAGGGGTAATTTCATGCCTATCACAGCACTGCCCACACCGCCGTCCCGGACGGATGCGGCGAACTTCTCTGCGCGCGCGGATGCTTTCCTCGGCGCGCTGCCAACCTTCGGCACTGAGGCCAATGCCCTGGCGGTCGAGGTCAATGGCTACGCAACCAATGCTGCTGCCAGTGCGGCGACAGCCGTCAATGCGCCCGGCACCAGCGCCACCAGCACGACCTCGCTTGCCATCGGCACCGGCTCCAAATCGCTGACAGTCCAGACCGGCAAAGCCTTCGTCGTTGGCCAATGGGTGACCATCACCAGCACGGCCACACCCACCAACTGGATGCATGGGCAGATTACGGCCTACACCAGCGGCACCGGTGCGCTCGTCGTCAATGTCGCCATGGTCGGTGGCGGCGGCACGATTGCTTCCTGGACCGTGGCGCTCTCCGCGCCATCGGTTTCCGGCAATGCCGTGCTCACCACCAGCACCTATGCTGACCCCGCCTGGCTGACCGCACTCGCCGGCTCCAAGATTACGGGCACGGTGGCCATTGCCAATGGCGGGACCGGTGCAGCCGATGCCGCCACCGCCCGCAGCAATCTCGGCCTCGCCATCGGCAGCGATGTACAAGGCTACAGCGCCAATCTCGCGTCCTGGTCAGGCCGGTCAGCCCCCTCCGGCGCAGTCGTCGGGACGACAGATAGCCAGACGCTTTCCAACAAGACGATCTCAGGTGCGGCCACTGGTTCCACTGTCAACGATGCCGGCGGTTCGGCCTGGTCGATCGGTTTTCGCGAAGTACCCCAGAATGCACAGAGCGCGTCCTACCAGCTGGTCGCGGCCGACAACGGCAAGCACATCTACTCGCTGAATTCTGCTGCCCAGACGATCACTGTGCCTCCCAATGGCACGGTGAGTTTCCCGCTCGGCACGACTGTCACCATCGTCAACAATGGTGCCTCGGCCATCACCATCGCCCAAGGCTCCGGCGTTACGCTTTGCCAGGCCGGCACCACCAGCATTGGCAACCGGATGCTCGCCGTGCGTGGTCTCGCCACGCTGATCAAGGTTGAGACCAATGTCTGGTTCGTCTCCGGCACCGGGATCAGCTGATGTCGGGCGTACTTGGGGTACTTCTCGGATCGGGCAGCGACGAGCGGCAGATCGATCTGCCCGTCAGCTATTACTCGTGGGGCGACAAATACAGCGCTGGCGAGCAGTTTGGCGCTGATGGCGGCTATTTCACATCGCTTGTGGGCGGCGTCTTCACGCCGGCAAACTGGCAGGGTCGCAACATCCGCGCGATTGCCCATGAGTATGATTTCTACGCTGCAACGTCGCGCACGCTGATCGGTCTCGACGGATACGGTGTGACGCCCGAGCCCAGCCGTTTGCGGATCAACGGTACGGTCTATCCATTAAGCGCGGGCTCGGTTTCCTGGGCGACTTACGTCACCGGGATCACCTTCAGTCCATCGCCAACCAACACCATCAACTGGACTTCGCATGGGCTTGCCGTTGGCGATCCGGTCCAGTTCTATTGCAGCGGCGGTATGCCCAGCGGGCTGACGGCGTTCACCATCTACTATGTCCAGTCGGTGGTCAGTGCGAGCGCATTCAAGATCGCGGCCACACCGGGCGGCGCGGCGCTCAGCTTCACCGGCTCCGGCTCTGGCACGCGCTACGGCTACAAGGACCCGATCACGGCTTATCAGGCCAACGGCACGCTGAGCGGCAATGTCTTTACGAGCATGCTGCCGCGCGCCGCTACCATCACGATTACCACTCCGGCGACCGTCACTTCTGCGGCCCACGGCCTGACAAACGGAAAGCGTGTCCAGTTCACGACCTCCGGGGTGCTTCCGACCGGGATCTTCGCCAACACAACCTACTTCGTCGTCAACGCCGCGACCGACACGTTCAACCTTTCCGCCACTCTGGGTGGCGCCGCAATCAGCACGTCGGGCGGTCAGTCCGGCAGCCATGTTGTGCGCGAGGTCGTCTCGGTCACGGTCAGCTAGAGGAAAACGGAACATGCAGGCAGATCGCCGGCCGACGATCACTGACGAGGTGATTGCGATCAACGACGACCTCGAGATCAACTACGGGGTGTTCAAGAACGACTTCACCTTTCGTCGGCCAGCGAACTCGTGGAGGCTCTGGCCGATGCTGGGCTTCGTGCCGCCCCGGCTCAATGCCACCATCGCTGCGATGTACCAGGCAGGCGTTGCCTGGACCCTGTGCGAGCATGTCTCGATCTGCGTCAACGGATCGGCCGACTACGTGTTCGAAGGCCCTGACGGTCCGATCATCCAAACCTGGACCCCTGGCTGCCACAATGTTGAGAATGGCGGCGGCTATCTCCCAGCCGGTGAATTCACCCGGCACTTCCACGACGATTTCACGCTGTGCTGCGTGGTGCAGAAGTTGAAGCGGACGCCTGGTGTTCAATACCAGTTCGAGGTGCTGATCGAGCCAACCGTGCTAAGCGAAGCCGCGCTCTTCATCCACTACGCCACCGGCCCACGCCAGCGCCAGACCGACTTCAATCCGACGCCGGGCTACGCTGTCGATCTTGCGCCCGGTGACATCGCCATCATCTGCTCGATCCGCTGAGACCTGCCATGCCCGAACAAGACCCCGCCGTGGAAATGGCGCTCATCCGTGCTGACCTCGAAGCCATGCAGACCGAACTCAAGGCCGTGCGCAAGGAACTCAAAGACCTGCTCGATGCCTGGAATACCGCTACCGGCGTCGTCCGCTTCGTCAAATGGCTCTCGACCCTGGTTGCCGCGATCGCGGTAATCACCGCTGCCTTCAAGGGCTTTTCCGGCCGCTAACCTCCCATAGGAGAAACTCCCATGAACCCTTTGCCGCCGGCCTATGGCTGGCTCGATGACCTGCGCCCGTTGCCGCGAATGCTGGAAGAAGCGCGCAAGCTTTACGGCACCTTTGAAGTAGCAGGGCCAGCCAGCAATCCCCTGATCCTCGAATGGGCCAAGGAGGTTGGGCTTGCCCGGACCTATCTTGAGGATGGCATTCCCTGGTGTGGTCTTTTCATGGCCGTGGTCGCCAAACGGGGCGGCAAGCCAAGCGTCGAAGGTCCGCTCTGGGCGCGCAACTGGGCAAAGTTCGGCAAGGCCGCTGACAAAGCCCAGCTAGGCGATGTGCTGGTGTTCCGCCGCGGCCAGGGATCTGGCCATGTCGGGCTCTATGTCGGCGAGGATTACGGCGCCTACCATGTGCTCGGCGGCAACCAATCCGACGGCGTGACCATCACCCGGATTGCGAAGGAGCGCTGCATTGCCGTGCGCAGGCCGGCCTATCGCAAGGCGCCAGCGACCGCGAAGCCGGTCCAACTGGCTGCAACCGGCACTCTGTCCACCAACGAGGCCTGATCAGGCCACGACCAATCCGCTGCCCCTTTGCGCAGCCGGACAACCGCCCGCCTTCTGGCGGGTTTTCTTTTGGAGAACCGAAATGGAAGACTTGAAGCCCTGGTGGACCTCGAAGGCCATCTGGACCGGAATCATCGGCAGCATCTGGGGTGTTGCTGGCGCAATCGGCATCTTGCCGGAAGGTCTCAGCCAGACGGACGTCCTGACCGTCGTCCTGGCGCTGACCGGCATTGGCGGGGTCCTGTTCCGCAAGACGGCGACCACCAGGATCGGCTGAGATCAAATGGCGGGGGCTGCGGCTCCCGCCACCCTCCTTTCTCACAGGTGCAGGCATGACCAGGCTGACCATCCGCCGGGGCGGCACCAAGCGCGTGCGCGCCACCTTCTTTGCCGACCAAGGCGCCGGGATTGCTCGGGATCTCTCCGGTCTCGCGCTCATGGTCATTGACCAGAGTCCGAACATTGCACCGCCTGCGCTTGCCATTCTGCTGCCGGCAACGGGCGGGCAGATCGAGGTGCTGTGGACCGACGAGCAGACTGCGCCGCTCAAGGCCGGCGCTGGGCGGGTCTGGCTGACGCTTGGTTTCGAAAATGACAGCGGGGAGCGTGAGGTCCTGCCGACCCTCACGTTTGATGTCGAATGACGGCCGCTCTGCAGATCATCGAGGCGGTCCAGACCATCCTCGTCGAGAGCGACGGCACCAGCATAACCCTCGAGGTCTCAAACGCCGGGATCTCAGGTCCACGCGGGTTTACCGGACCTCAGGGCCCACCAGGTCCGCCCGGGCCGCTCAGCGCGCTGACGGACTTGTCCGACGTGGCCTTGGCCGCACCCGAGGGCGGCGACGTCCTCACCTACTCATCCCCCACCAACACATGGATCAACGAGAAAGCGGCCAGACTGGTCGACGGAGGTAATTTCTGATGGCCAATACCCTGCGTATCAAGCGCCGGGCCGCAGGCGGTGCGGCCGGCGCTCCGGCATCGCTCGCCAATGCCGAGCTCGCATTCAACGAGCAGGACAACACACTCTACTATGGCACCGGCACCGGAGGTGCTGGCGGAACAGCGACCTCGGTCATCGCCATCGGCGGCCCGGGCGCCTTTGTCGGGCTCTCGGGCGACCAGACCATCGCCGGGATCAAGACCTTCTCGAGCACGATTGCGGGTTCGATCTCGGGCAATGCCGGTACTGCAACCGCGCTGGCAACGGCGCGTTCGCTTGGCCTGTCCGGCGATGTGACCGGCACAGCCTCGTTCAATGGCACCGCCAATGCGACTATTACCGCGACCCTAGCGAACAGCGGCGTCACCGCTGGCTCCTATGGTTCTGCCACGCAAGTCGGTCAGGTCACGGTCGACGCCAAGGGCCGCGTGACAGCCGCCAGCAACGTCGCGATCACGTTCCCGGTGACTTCGGTGGCTGGTCGTACCGGTGCCATCACGCTCTCGACCAGCGACGTCTCTGAAGGCACCAACCTCTATTTCACCGATGCCCGGGTCCGCGCCAACCGGCTCGACCAGCTGGCAGCGCCTACCGCTGCGGTGGACTTCAACAGCCAGCGCATCACAGGCCTTGCTGACCCAACGGCAGCCCAGGACGCCGCGACCAAGAACTACGTCGATCTGACCGTTCAGGGGCTCGATCCCAAGGCTTCGGTGAAAGCCGCATCGACTGCCAATATTGCCTCGCTGTCCGGCACCATGACGATTGACGGCGTGGCGCTTGCCGCGGGCGACCGCGTGCTGGTGAAGGACCAGACCACGCCGTCACAGAATGGCGTCTACGTCGTTGCCTCTGGCGCCTGGGCGCGCGCGATCGATCTCTCAACCTGGGACGAGCATGTCTCGGCTTACCTGTTTGTCGAACAGGGCACAGTGAACGCCGACGTGGGCTACCTCTGCACGGTTGATGCGGCCGGCACGCTGGGCACAACAGCCATCACTTTCGTCCAGTTCAATGGCGCAGGCCAGATCGTTGCCGGCAATGGTCTCACCAAGACCGGCAACACGATCGACGTGGGGGCCGGCACAGGCATTACCGTAGCCGCCGACAGCGTTGCGCTGACCGGTCAGGCGCTGGCGCTCCACAACCTTGGCACCAATGGGGTTATCGCCCGCACGGCGGCTGGGACTGTGGCAGCGCGCACGCTGACGGCCGGCTCGACCAAGATCGCAGTCACCAATGGCGATGGTGTGGCGGGCAACCCTACCGTCGATGTCAACGAAGCCAACCTGACGCTGGGCAATATCGGCGGCACGCTCGGCGTGGCCAAGGGCGGCTCGGGCGCGACCACGCTCACCGGCTACCTCAAGGGCAACGGCACGGCGGCGTTCACGGCGTCCGCGACCATTCCCAATACTGACATTTCTGGCCTTGGCACCATGTCGACGCAGGCAGCCAGCAACGTTGCCATCACCGGTGGCTCGATTGATGGCGTGACGCTGGATGGTGGAACTTTCTGATGCCGAGCACCATCCTGCTCAAACGATCTTCGACCGCCTCCAGCGTGCCTGCGGCGGCTTCGCTCCAGGCGGGCGAACTCGCCGTCAATCTGGCTGACCAGAAGCTCTATTCGAAGACTGCAGGCGGCACCGTCGTTCAGGTGGGCTTTGGCAATCTGACCTCTGCGATGGTGACGACCGCGCTTGGCTTCACGCCCTACAGTTCGACCAACCCCAGCGGCTACATCACGGCCAGCGGATCGATCACCGGATCGTCCGGCTCCTGCACGGGCAATGCGGCCACTGCGACCAGGTGGGCGACTGGGCGCACCATTGCGCTGACCGGCGATGTGACCGGCACCAGCGCGGCATTTGACGGCTCCGCGGCCCTGTCATTTGCCGCCACGCTGGCCAATAGCGGCGTGACGGCCGGGACCTATCTCAAGGTCACGGTCGATGCCAAAGGGCGGGTGACCGCGGGCTCATCGATGACCTCCGGCGATGTCACTAGCGCTCTTGGCTATACGCCTGCCAACAAGGCCGGCGACAGCTTTACCGGCAGTATTTCCGTGTCTGGCTCGATTACCGCGACCGGCGATATCACGGCCTATTCCGACGCCCGCCTGAAGACGGACATCGAGACGATCACTGGCGCTCTGGACCGGGTCCGGAAACTTCGTGGTGTTACCTTTAGTCGGCGCGACACAGGCAATCGCGGCGTTGGTCTTATCGCCCAGGAACTGGCAGCCATTGTGCCCGCGGCGGTCATGACCCATGAAGATGGTCTGTTATCTGTCGCCTATGGCAATCTCGTCGGCGTACTGATCGAGGCCGTGAAGGACCTGGCCGACAAGGTCGATCGCCTCGAGGCCCAACCATGACCCTGCAGAGTTCGGGGCCGATCTCGCTTGGCAACGTCGCCGTCGAACTAGGCCGCACATCGACTACCAC